GAGGTGAGTTAGGTGCATTACCAGATGATGCCGAGCAGAACATGAGGCTTTTATTCCTAGAAAAACAAGCATCGAAACAAGACGAACTACTTGAGGATTTAAGGTACGGACAGGTAAAGTGAAATGGAAGTTACACACTATATGTTTGCTGGTCTTGGGGTTGCACTTTCCATACTCGCATTTTTCATCAAGCGTAACAAGTGGGAGATTGACGACATGAAAGATCGAGTTCGTCAATTAGAAATATCTCATGCCGGGCAGATTAAGGATATTAATCATCTGACAAAAGTCTGCGAGGATCGGAGGGAAGATATTAAAAAGATCTTCGAGAAAATGGAGGCTAAATGAAATGGGAGAACTTATTGCCATGTTCCTTACCGGTGGAGGTAGCACAGCAATGGGTGCAATCCTTAAAGGGGTTTTTGGTATGGTCTTTGAAGGCCGCAAGCAAAAGCATGACATGGAGATGGCTCGAGAAAGTAGGGGGAATGAAAACTTTCTCCGTCTCCAAGAGCAAATTGCAAACTCAGGACAGGCAGAAACGGCCTCGAAGACGAGAAAATTATTGGCAACTATTGGGGTTAGTTCCATGTGTGCTTGTATTGTCCTGTGTACGCTCTTCCCCACCCAGGAATTGGTCACTTTTACCAACGCAAACGGCGAAGGTAGAACAGAGTTCCTCTTCGGCCTTGTCTCATGGCCAGCAAGTCAAAAGCCGATCACCATTTCTTCTGGACACATCAGCCTTATGGGAAACCTCACCATCCTTCCCTGTATTTTGGGATTCTATTTCGGTCCATCGCCCCGCAGATAATGATTGATCGAGTATCAGTTTTAGGAATGTCAGGCACGGCGGCCACCTTCGGTCTGTCCACCTTTGACTCGGCAATTGGGATAGTGGTAGGTCTAGTCACCCTAGTATATATGTCGCTCAAACTCTACCAGGAGGTAAAAAAGAAATGAGCAGATACCGTTCATACGGCCAACTAGACGATCCATTCGTGACAGAAGGGGATACTTTCTTTTTGCGGATGAATGCCCGATTGCGGCCTAACCAGCTTAAGCCTGGTGAGGTAGCTTTGTCAAAGAATGGCCGAATGAATAAGGACGGAACTTGGCAGACTCGTAAAGGATTATCGACTCTGTTTGGCTCGATTACATCGGGAGTAAATGCGATCCGATTGCCTTATATAATTACCACGGCTCAGAGGCAGAGCGGAGTGGTAACTTTAACATTAAATTCGACTCCATCTTTATCCTTTGTACCTGGCGATGATATAACCATAGCAGATTTAGGTTTTACTACTGATAGCCCCAATGGAACTTTTCCACTAGCATCAGTAAATTTTACAACGAAGCAAGTCACTTATATTTCTAGCTCATTCGTAAAGCATAACGGAGTATTTTATAAATGCTTACAAGATAACACTAGTTCAGCGAGTAACGAACCTGGTACTGCTGGCGGTTCATCTTTTTGGTCTAGTAGCACAAATGCAAGTAATGCTTCCGCATGGTCTGCTTCTTCGGTTTCATACAATGGACCGGGGGTAGATGAAACACTACCTGTAACAGTTGACACCCCCGCAAGCCCATCGGGTAATCCTTCAGTCGTATCTGCTGGCACATCAATCGGGACAACTTTAAATTTTACCCTCAACGATAATGGAGTAAATGAAGTATTCGGATCGGCAGTCTTTTCGGATGCCACATCGAATAATGACGACTATATTTTTACGGCCACAGATACGACCTGTATCATTCTGCGTCTGAAAGATTCTGCACTTTTTAAGTGTCGGTATGAAGCTGGAGGGGAGTCAGTCGATGGACCGGTTCAGATGACTCAGGGACTTGGGAAGATGTATATCTTTCGTACAAATCAGACGACTCTCGAGGCCAGCCCAGCAGTCCAGCGAGTAGGTATCGCGTCTGCATCACAAAGCGGGCAAACGATAACGGTAAACACTTCAGCGAATCACAATCGAGTCGTTGGAGATTTTATTACTTTAACAGGACTCGGTGCTTTTACGGAAAATCCAAACGCTTGTTACCAAGTGGTGACTAAACCTTCGGATACTCAGTTCACCGTCACAATGGCAACTAGCCAAACGGCAACCTTCAATGTGAGCGGCGCACAGGTAGAATATTTCTTGGACTTTAGTAAAGTGGCAAACGGAACTTATACCTCACCGGTTTATCTGACTGACACTACCGCAACGGCACAGGATGGAGTGGTAACGATGGATGTCAATTCTCACGGACTATCTGCTGGGGATGATTTAACCATTCAGTCGGGGACTAGTCCATTCGACCTATTCGCTGACCAAAAAGTCAGAGTTACGGGAGCGCCTACAGCCAATCAATTTACCTTTAATTTAGAAGTCGCTAATGTATCCCTCGGGGATTCCAAAACTCTGACAGTTAATAAACCATTAGCAGTCGGAAAAGGCTTTATTCATCAGCCCGCCGCACCGTGGGGAATCGTACACGAGAGAAGACTATGGATGCCTTATTGGTATACCTCCGGTAGTACTCCAGCGGACCGAGGAATAAGGGATGAAATCGTAGCCTCGGACATCATGGACTTCGATACTGTGGATGTAATCGGCAATCAGTTTAGGCCGTCTGCCGGGCAAAGTGATTACCTCGTTCAGCTTACTCCATTCACAAAAGATTCGCTTGTAGTGTTTAATCGAAAATCGATTCATCTGATGACAGGGATAAGCGGATCTCTTGCCGATGTTTCAACCAATGTGGTTACAACTGAAATTGGATGCTCGGCAAGAAAGTCTGTGGTTCAGGTAGCTAATCAGATAATGTTTTTGTCCGACCAAGGTCTTTACGCGGTTACTTTCATTGATGAGTATAATTTACGAGGCACAGGGATGCCGATTTCCGAAACCATCCAGCCCTTTATCGACCGAATTAATCAAGACTATGTTCATCTAAGTTGTGCAGTTTACTTCGATAATCGCTATTGGCTTGCCTTGCCGCTAAATTCTGAGAGCGGGGCATTAGCCTCGAAGCTGAACACTATAATCGTTTACAGTTTTCTTAATGGAGGATTTGAGAGCATTGACACAGTAAATTCCACAGAGTTTGCTATTCGAGAATTAATAGTCGGAAAAGAAGGTTCGCAAAATGCGTTATATTTAACAACGGAAGAGGGCGGAGTCCATAAAGTCGATGGATTTGAAGGAGGGGATGTGGTAAGCCTGACTGCTGGCCAAGCGATTCCCGCAACTATCCCAGTTGTTAGCCAAATAACCACTCGCCAATATGATGCTGATTCGTTGGACAGGAAAAAATTCAGTCGGGCAGAGTTCCATATAAAAAGTGGAAGTGAAACGGTAACGGATGGTGATATTACCTTTATAACTGAAGAGCCCGACTCTACATCCACAGCCACATCGATTTCTAGCCTTATAGGATCGACTTTACCAGCAGATGAAGATTCATCACTTCGGATGAGGGTGAATAAACGAGGATTCGGAATACAAGCAGATTTTAAACCCAACACAGGTAGACCATTTTTAAGAGCAGTAAAAGTAGACGCTCAAATCACAGACCGAGCAACAACAAGCATTTCATAAAGAGGATAAACAAATGGGAGTAATTACAACAGGACAGACTTTTGCCAGTGGAGACCAAGTCACGGCAACAAAGCTAAACGATATTGCAAATGGTGCTACATTCACCTCGGCGGCAGATACGACTGATAATTCGACCCTTACTTTAAGTTCTTCGAGTAAACTAAAGGTAAAAGATGCCGGAATCACAGCGACTCAGCTTGCCACGGATGCAGTAATTACTGCAAAGATTCAGGACGGAGCGGTAACAGCCGCAAAATTGGCTCAGGCGGCTATAAATGCAATTATGCCTCCCGGTTCAGTCATCCCGTTTGCGGGCCTCACCACCGCGGGGCCTCCCGCCGGATGGTTATTTTGTGATGGCGGCCCTCAATTTCAAACAGATCAGCCAGCACTTTTTGCGGCTTTAGGGACAACTTATGGATCGACTGCGACCACTTTTAATGTCCCCGACCTTCGAGGTCGAGTAGTCGCTGGCCGAGATGATATGGGAGTATTTGGGACGGCTGGTAGGTTAACAGCTGCCGGCAGTGGATTAAATGGTACTAACCTTGGCGCTGCCAACGGACTTACTGAGACGCATACACTGTCTATCGCTGAATTGCCGGCTCACGATCACAATTTGCCGGTCGATGGAGTCGGAGCGTTAAACATACAGAGTTTGACTTCAACGGCAGGCTCAGATCAAGGGTACGACGGCTCGGTCGATTCCGCCTCGACCGGCGGAGGCGGGGCCCACAACAATGTCCAGCCCACCATGATTTTAAATTACATAATAAAGACTTAATATGGATATTCTACAGAAACTATTTAGCTCTCCCGAAGCATCAGCCGATCAAAAGGCACAGGCAGTCGTAAATTCGTATAACCAGCCCCGCCTTACCGCCTCAGAAAAGTACCACCTAGCACAGGGGAATCTCCAAGGAATGGACCCGAATGCGTATTTGGCTTATGCGAACCCCACCAATCCACCACAAGGAGAATCACTCGCATATATAAATGAGTCAGAAAAGAAAATTTTAAAGAATGCCGGTGCATCGGGTAAGATGACCCCATCGGGCATTCCATCCTACAACCCTGAAGATCCCCTTCGCCAAGCCGCCGCCCTTCTAAATTCGGAAGCACCGGAGGGCGAAGGATTAGCGTACATTAATCAACAGGAAGCACAAATGCTTATGGAAGCGGGTGGAGCGGGTGAACCGGTCAACTCTTCAGGCGTTCCTTCCTTTTTCTTACAGAAATTATTTGGGGGTGGGAAAGATGCTCCCGCTTTACCCGAATTTAATGTCGGCAAGTCTGCCCAAGATTATGTCGGAGCAATGGCCGACTCAGGACTACAGGATCAACTTTTAGGAGTCCGTCAAAAATACGACCCACAGTATCAACAGCATCAGATTAATATGGCTCAACGAGCCGCCGATCCGATGGCACAGTTAACGGAGGATGCGGCCATGCGTTCGCAGAACTTCGGAGCGAGGATGGCGGAAAGACAGGCTGGATCGGATATCAGTATGCTAGGTCGATTTGGGGCAGACATGAACCAAGCCTATCGTGCATCTGACCCCCTTATGCAAGCTCGTACAAACCAAGCTAATCAGCTTGCGGAACAGGCATTCAATGAGGCACAAATGACTGACCTATCGCCCGAGCAAAGAAGGCGAGCTACTCAGTCCGCCCGTGAAGGATTAGTCGCACGGGGTAGGGGAATGGATAATGCGGGCATTGCCGCTGAGGCGATGAGCCGAGAAGATTATTTAAGAAAAATTATAGGCGAAAGTCGAGACGATGCGATGAAGTTTGGAGGGTATGCCGCCGGATTAAATAGACAGACATCAGTCGATCCACTGGCCATGCTTAGGGGCGGAAGTAATTATACTTCTCAGGGATTCGGCGAAAGGTCAGCACTTTTCGGAATGCCACAGGAATCGGTTACTCGAATTAATCCCGATGCCGGGGTTAATATTGGGATGCAAGCATATGCGAATCGAGCGAATTATA